ATAATCACATCCTTTCTTTGATAGTATAAAGCATATGTCTGATTTTTATTAATTAATGCTGTAAGTAACTTTTTGCTGGTGCAGGAGTGGTTTTTGCTTTTTATTCAGCTTTTGTCAATTTTACTTTCGTAGTCGTACCGGCCATAGATAGTTGATAGGAAAGTTCTTTATCTGCATCAGAGTATGAGAAGTCTTTTGTATCATCAGTTGATGCAAGCATAGCATTGTCAGTCTGCTCTTTATTTCTATCAGATGTCCAAGTGTAGTCAGCTGAGTACTCTGTTGGAACGGTGTAAGTTCCTACCCAGTAGATGGAAGTCGTGTCACCGTTATCAGATACCCAATTGACAATAATTGTATCGTCGGCAATAACAGCCTCCATCCAGGAGCCGTCATTATCTTCTGATTTCCATGTCCCGGTTAAATCAACAGGTGCTTTTTTCTCTTCCTTTTTGGCTTCCTGTGTAGCTTCATTTTGTTTGGAATCAGATTTATCAGATGAACTTCCACCTCCACATGCAGACAATGACAGAGCCATTGTTCCAGCAATTAATAATGCTACAATTTTCTTTTTCATAAGTATTCCTTTCTTCTTTTGCTGTAGCAAAAGATTGAAGAGAGGTTATCTCGCTGTATTTATCCAATCAGCATCTCCGCCATACAAATACTTTCGTATCAAGAGGGCAGTGTATTTATGGGTAGAGATACTAATGAGTTAAAAATTGCTCTTTTGTTCATATATTATTTTTTTATCTGAAGAAGATAACCCTTGTAAAAAGAGTTCTCTATTAAGAGAATGCATTTTAAAAACTGCTTTGAAATTTATAAAGTATATGGTACCTAGAATGGAATCCAAAACCTTAGTATAATACGTAGCATATTCTTTAGAATATTTTGCATTATATTGTGGTAATTGTATCAAAGCAGAATGTGAAGTTAATTTATCTGGGCTACTGTGAACAAATGCACAAAGAGAAGAATATGTATTTTTTAATAATAAAAGTTTCTTCTGGCAAAAATCATCATGAAAAAATTGGCTAGAAGAAGAGTATTCCATTATTTCTGACACACTTTTGTTGTTTATTATATCATTACACTCTAAATATAAAGAGGCTTTCAAAAAATTTTCAATACAACTTCTAAGTTGGAATTCGGCAGGTTTATATGCACCGTTAGTCCAGCAAAATAAAGATAAAATTAAATCAGAGCCAGCTTCATCATAATAAGAAGTGACAGTACTATTAGAGTAATAATTAGTATCTTCTGCTTCGCGTAAAAACAGAAGATATGCGTATAACTTTCGGTGTAGTGTTTTTAATTGCTCGAGAAATGCAGTATCTGTACAAACTTCTTTTAAATTATAAAGTGAAAAATATTCCACTAGCCTTTCATAATCTTGTTTAACAATTCTATTCATAGAGATTATCTCCTATAATTCGTTGAATAGCATCGTTCCACAAGAATTTATTACTTGATTTTTCGGTCTCTTTTCTATATTTATTTATTTTATCTTTGTTTTTTAAGATATTTGACAAAAGGTACGAAGAAATTCCATCTCTAACATTATCATCTTCTTGGACTTGACATATGATGACTCCAATCATTTCGTTGCGGGAACGTTTGTGCCAGTTTAAAATCTGTATACCTAGTACATCTGATGAAAATTCGGCAAGTGTACCGTTGGTATTGAAAAGAGTTTTGTCCGTAAGAAGACGTGGTAAGATTCCGATAAGCTCATCTGGCTCTTGCCCTAGCTGTAATGCAAGGGTGTTGTGAGCGGGATGTTTAATGTTTTCAAGAAGTTTTGCAATCTCCTTGTAATCATTCTTTTTTCCAGAGTCCAAGAACCAACAGAGATCCTCTAGAAAGTTCATAGTTCGTTCAAAATCTTTTCTCTTTTTCTGAGTTTCGGTCATTATTATTCAGTCCTCCTTATAAATTCTTTTACGATTAATGAAAAATCAGCTTTGAGGGTGCTGTCATCAATATCCCGAATAAATTGATTGTTTAGCTGTCCTTTAGCAATATTTGCTCTTTTTAATATACTTTTTGCATAAAGTTGTCCTTTCCAACGAGAATTGGTAGAAAAAAATGTTTCCGCGTCTTTTCTTAATGTACTTCTAGTATCAACGATAGTTAAAATTATGCCGCAACATTTACAACGAAAACCATAGTTCTCAGAGCGCTCTCGTATAATCCCCTGAAGTAAATCGATACCAGTCATGCTTATTGGATCTGGTTTGACAGGAATTAAGTAATAATCTGACGCAATAAGAGCACTTATCATCCAAACTGATGGGGTAGGAGGAGAATCAATTATAACATAATCATATTCATTTTCGAGAGTTTTTAAATAGTGAGAAAGTCGATTTTCTCGCCCGCTTCCAGCACTCATCTCCAATTTAAATAATTGTAAAGAACCAGGAATGAAATCGAAGCCGCGTGAAGATTTAACTGGTTTGATTTCCGAGAATTTAACTGGTTCATGTCTTGCAGTGCCATCTACGATAGAATTTGTTATGCGAGTTGAATTATCAAATATGTCAACAATAGTATATCCTCCTTTTTCTATATAATCGACATATTGATTGCCTTGTAGTAAACATTGTGTGGCATTAAATTGAGGGTCAACATCTACTAACAAAACACGCTGAGATTCACGATTTGCTAAAAAATCTGCAAGATTTACGGCAACAGTGGTCTTTCCAACCCCGCCTTTCATATTAATTAAACTAACTGTTTTCATTTGTACCTCCAATACTTTACCATGGTAAAGCGATATTTATAAATCTTCACCATATAAATAATGATATTCAGCTCGTTGAAACATATCACAATGTTCCTGGAGAAATACAACACGTTTCTGATCACGAGCAATCCGTTTCTTTAATCGTATTCTTTCTTCTTGCAGTTGTTTAATACGATCAAGATAGATTTGAGCCGGTTCTGGATCTTTGTGTGGATGATGAGCGTAGTATTCAATTTCTTGCACATTATCTTTTGAAAAGTCATCCTTTGTTATATGACTCATGGCATGCTCATATGCTTTAAGCTGAGATTCGTAATTCAATCCGGCATTAATCAGTATAGTGTAGCTTCCGTCTTCGTTCGGAACAACCATTTCATTTCCTTTTTTACTAGGAAAATCCATAAGAACGACATTAACATCCGGTGTCGTCAATATCACCACGTTCCTTTCGTTTAAGCGCGAGAGCCATGCTGTGCAGAGCTTTTAAGTCGTCCGGATCCATATCTTTCTGGACATCGAACAGCGCTTTCAGTTCTTGGTTTTCAAATATTTCTTGTGCTACCTGTGCAGTTTCGCTGTTTGTGTAGTATTCGTTGGAATTTTTTCCAGTGCGAATATATTCGGCAGTTACACCAAATAAATCAGCTATTTTCTGCAATTTAGCATCTTTAGGATTGCTTCTACCATTTTTCCAGTCTGAAAAAGTGGATTTTGTGATTCCAGTAGCCTTTGCTACGTCAGAGTCTTTCATCCCTTTGGAATCTCTTAACTTGCAATAAATTTCATACATAATACACCTCTAAATAATAAATTCTGAAATCAGTACAAAAGTTATTGACAAGTTCTGAAATCCGCACTATAATAAAGTTATAAAGTTCGGAAATCAAAACAGAATTAAATTTTAATTCATTTGTCAATGTATCTGGTAAATATATTGTATCTGATTTCCGAACTAAAATCAATAGAAAGTTCGGAAATGAGGTGATTATTTTTATGTATGAAAGATATGTAGAACTTCGAAATCAAAAAGGTGTATCTGACTACAGGGTGGCAAAAGATACGGGGATTCCGAAGTCTACTTTTTCTGATTGGAAATCAGGAAAGAGTAAACCGAAGGTAGACAAGCTAATGATTCTTGCGAAATACTTCGATGTTCCGATTGAGTATTTCTTGGAGTAGAGAGGTGAGAAGAGATGAGAAAAGATAGAAAGAAAAAGAAACCGTCAAAAATAACGGTTTCAGATGTAGCACTGGTTGTTTCAATATTAGCACTATTATTTCAATTCTTTTGTCATGTCATACTCCCAAGAGTGATTTGAGTCCGTAAGGAAAGTATAGGAGAAGAAATAGAAAATAGCAAGAGAGGTGAGAAGGGATGAAAGTATTTATTACGATAATCATTTTAATTTCAGTATGCAACTGGATTAAATGGAGGGTAGCAACCTTAGCATTGATTTATTACAACGAAAAAAATCAATACAAACATCCAAATAAAGAAGAAATGCGTGTATGTATTAATTTCGTTGTAAGAAATCTGCTTAAAGACCTAACTGGCCGTTAATTAACTGGGTGATAACATTGACTGCAATTTGAGAAATTATGTCAATGGAAAGGCTCCCAACATTAGTGCCAACATTTTTAATCTTATCCCATACGGTTTCTGGACGAATATGTTCAATAAATTCATAGCCAGAATAGGTAATACGGTAAATGCTGAGATCTTCTATACTGTCATCAGAATCACAGCGGTATGACTGAATGAAACCAGCATCATCTAGTACAAGCAGAGTATTGGATAATTCGCCAATAGGGTAGTCGAGGGATTTGTCAAGTTCGTAAATGTCAATAGTTGAAAATTCCAATTCGGAATTTATGGATAAATGGTCTTCAAGAAAAAAGAGAGTATCACGAACACAATCCGGATTTAATGTCATAAGTAAACTCCTTTCTTTTGTACTCGGCTCTGGCAGGAACCTGTAAGAGAAGTATAAGAGAAAAGGGAAGAAATAACAAGAGCGTAGACAGGAAGTGAGGCGAGAAGAGTTGCCTGAGTTTAGTGATGTAGTCATGAATGATGGAAAACTGTTGGAAGGAGAAAAAATAGGCGAACTTGTCAAATACATTATAAATAAGTTTGCCAAAGAAAATTTAACAAGAAATGAAGCAATTGAAATACTGGATAGAACAAAGGAGTGTACAGGAGATGCTTCTGTAATAAGAGAAGTAGATTAGAGATTTTCTTTGCAATCAGTGTTAAAAAATTGCTGTGGACTAAGAATGCAAAACAGATTTGATAGGATCAGGAAGAAATGAAAAAATACATAGCTGTCATATTAATGAGTTCTGTTTTATTGACAGGATGCAGCTCCAAAATAACAGAAGGTGAGATTTACAAGAAAGACTATCAGCCAGAAGAAACAATTATGATAATGACTCCGATGATTCATACAAATGGAAAATCATCTTATACGACTTATATTCCGATGTTTTATCACTATCCGGACAGATGGTGCATTTGGATTAAAGCAACAGAAAAGAATGATGAGGGGGAATATGATACAGCGAAATATTACACCACAGAAGAAGTGTACGAAGAGTGTGATATTGGAGATATGTTTTCTTATGAGGAAGATAGAGATTATAAAGAAGAGCCAGTAGAGAAAAAAGAATAAGAAATGAAAAGGGGTAGGGAGAGATGCCAAAACAAAATAATGGAAATAAAGAAATGCCAAGATCCGAAGAAAAGGATCATGGCAGAAATGTAGAAATTACATATATTTCAGAAGAACCAAAGAAACCAGACTGGATTGAAGAACGGAATAACCAGATCATGGAAATGATATGGACCATTTTCTTAAGCATGGTAACGGCGATCATAACTGTTGTTTTAACCACAAAGTAAGAAATAGAAAATAGCAAGAGAGGTGAGAAGGAGTGGAAGCAAAGCTGGTACAAGTAATTAGAACTGAAACTGTAGAAGGAGATGGAAAAAAAGAAAGTCCAGTACATAGCGTGGAAAGATACTGGACTTTGGAGGGAGAACTCTTGGCTGAAAAGGTATATATGGGAAAAGACGTCAAAAACGAAAATATTAATGATTTGAAATAAGCTGCTTCGCAGATTCATATGCTAAATCAGAATCTATGAATGTAATAAAAGCATCTGCAAAAGCTTTCAATTCTTTAAGTGTGTAATCGGGGTGTTTTCGTAAGTAATGTGTTTCATCATTACCAAGCCATGTAGCAGCACGCACAAGTGTAGCAAGACGTTCGTCTTTAATATAGTTTGTAATACACGAACCAAGAGTTGCACTGAGGATAGACTCTTCAGAATCCGGAAATTTATGAATTGCATAGTCTTTTACTAAAAATTCTATGGCCTTGCGGTAACCAATACCACATATATGATTAAGGCCGTGAACTTCTGCTAAAAAAGCTTGGTTGTATATGTCTACAAATGTAGGCGATAAATTAGAGATTGCATCGGAAAAAGAACGATTTACAGCATTAATAGGAGCAAAAGAGTTAAAGACATAGCCTTCACTAAGTTCATCATCAAAAGTATGAGTGGAGATAAAACATGCATCGCATTTCTGACAGTAGTTGAGAATATAAACAACATTGCATTCCTCTTCTTCGTATTCAGTACATACAGCATGAAGAACTGTTGGAAGAAGTGCAACGCCACAACAAGGACATGTCGGAGCTAATTCAACAGCATCATAAGATTGTCTGTTATCAGACAAATAATTAATAAGTACATTGTGCTTCATAATAAGTCATCCTTTCATTATATGATAGGAAAATTATATCAAACATAATTATGGGAAAGCAATAAGAAGGTGAGGCGAGGAAAGATGAATATCTACGAAGCATCTAAGAAAGCATTGCAGGAGAAAAAATGCATGAGAGAAAATTCAACTGCAAGGGTAAAAGTAAAAGTGGAGACAGCAGGGACATGTACATTAATGAAATTAGATGGAAGCCACCCGGTCAAAGGATGGCAACCAACAACGAGAGAGCTACTTTCTGAATCATGGGAAATTACGGAATAAATTGGGTAAGAAAATTCACAACATTAAGAAGAGTTTCTTTTTTCTGATTTTCCATAGTAACAATAGCTTTGTCAGTAAGTGTTGAGTCATAAATAAGATCGCTGGCGTGATGATTACTGAGGTAGCCGTTCCTACCTAATTCACACATACAATCATCAACATCAGAAACAGACCAATCAGGAAAAAGTAACTTCTGAACGGATTCGGACGAATGAAATTCTTTTGCATTGCTGCGCGAAATTCCGTTGGATCGACGCACACAATATTCTTTATATAGATGATAAAGAACGGTTTTTGAATCTTTAGTAAGCATAGAAAACTCCTTTCTTTTGTACTCGGCTCTGGCATGAGCCTGTAAGGAAAGTATAGGAGAAGAAATAGAAAATAGCAAGAGAGGTGAAAACAATGAAGAGAAGTATTAATCACAAGAGATACAGTGGATATCCAGAAGAATTAAGTCTGCTGAAAGGATTTAAGGTTGTCGGAGTCGGATGTGGAGATATCGACAAAGAGGGTGCAACAAGCATTATGCTGATGAATGATCATAACGTTGCTGTTGATTTAAGCGTCACGGATGAAGGAACATACATCAGCGAGTTCTATGCACTTACAGAGGATTTTATTCCAAGAACTTACGATGGAGATTAAAGAGGTGAGAGTCATGACGAGAGAACAAGCAGTTGCGGAGCTTGCAAGAATCCAAGATATTCTTCCACAGATCGCATCAGCACTTGCAGAAGAACGAAAGCCAACCATTCGGTACGCTAGGACATCTTACTACAAAGATATGTACGGTCAATCGATGGGAACAGTAAAGAACCGGAAGTGCGGCATCATGAATCAGATTAAGCTTGGAAGATATCCGAAAGATGCGATCACGGACAGATTGATTGACAAGGCGGTTTACGCAGATTACAACCGATTTTTTAGGGCATTGGAAGGTGCTACAAGAAAGTATGTTCCTGAGTATGATCCAATCGAATCGATGATATTGGTACAGAAGATGGAAGGTGAGACAGATGTATGTCATTACAGCAAAATACAAAGGAAATAAAATCACAAGAAAAGCATTCAGTGACACACAGGCATTTGCGATCATAAATCAGTTGTCGCGTGAGGGATGCACCGAAATAGGAATGAAGGAGGAAAAAAGGAATGCAACAGAAGGAATTTGCTTTATACAAAAGAAGGTTACTGAGTCTGATCCCGGGAAAATTGCAGGACATTCCGAACAGGGAAGTGAAGATCAAGTTTTTCCGTTCCAGCCTGATTGAACAGATTGAAAAGGAAAAGGACTGGCAGTTCACCGGGGAACAGGCAGCAGAGCTGATCCGGATGGCAATTTATCCAGATCTGAGATCAGAGGAAGAACGGATGCAGTACGAAGATTTCCTCATGAATGGATTGGACAGAGTTATGTCAGAGAATGAGGAATGAGCCAGAAACGAGGAAGAAGGGAGAAAGACCACATATGGATTATCAGATGGACGAAAACACAGGAACTGGGCTGTTGCTCTGGGACATGGGAAGAGGCGAACGAGTACGCCAGGAAGAAGAACAAAGGAGAATACATCATATTAGAATGAGCCTTTGGAGGACAAGGTTTATCACAGGTGTTGGAATGCTTGTTGGACTCTTCTATGCTTCCGGAGCAGCAATTACATATTCAGTATCGGTCAAAGCACCGGAGTCAATGCTGGAGCGCGTCCTGATCGGACTGGCTGTATCAGCAAGCTTCTATGCGCTGAATTCGATCGCAAGGACGCTGGAAAAACAGATAAAAAAATAACACTTCCGGAGGTAACGGAAGTGTTGGATGCAAGACTTTTGTCTCGCAGATATTAAAGACATTATTATCTTAACATCTGTGGGGCAGGAAGTCAAGAAAAACGGGGGTTCTGCCCCATTTTAATACTCGATTAAGATATTAAAGATAGAGGTATACGATGGCAACGAAGAGAGTAACACACACCTTCCGGAAAGGAGACATCCTGGAGGTGAAGGAATACCATGATGGCAGGTATGGAGCAAGGGGACTGCCAAGAGAAAAGAAGAGAAAGCCTACACCGGAGCAGATGGCAGTAGTGAATGCTATGAATAAAGCAGAGACAGCCAGACACAGATTGTTGGAGTACTTTGGAAAAGGGGACTACTTCCTGACGTTGACGTACAGAGTCGAGGCAAGACCTCCGGACATGGCGAAAGCAAAGAAGGATTTCACGAATCTGATAAGCAAGCTAAGGACAAGATACAAGAAAGAACAGATCGAATTGCGCTGGATCCGGAACATTGAGAAAGGGACCAAGGGAGCATGGCATATTCACATGGTCATCACCGGATGCCGGGATACGATCCGCTGGGTGGAGGAATGTTGGCCACATGGTGGAATTTATGCAGAGAAACTGGAGAAAAGCAAATACTACGAAGAGGATTTCTCACAGCTCGCATCCTACATCACCAAAAACGAGAAGGTGGGAGAAAAGAGGGAGGATGGAAAGAGGGACAAGCCAAGACTCAGCGAATCCAGTTACAGCACTTCGCGGAACATGCCGCTGAAACCACCAAAGAAGAAAAAACTGGCAAGATGGCCAAAAGAGATCAAACAAAAGAACGGCTATTACATTGCCAAGAGCTATGAAGGAATCAATCCGGCCACTGGGTTCAAGTACCGGAGATACACATTGATCCGGTTGAACAGGAGGATTTGAAGAGATGAAGACAGTGAAAGTCTACATAGAGACAACCGTTACAGGACCATGTGTCCGGGATGGGAAATATGGTGCAGCCTTGGTGTTTACTAAGCAAAACGGCGAAGTGAAGGAGCTGTTCGTACAGGGTGAAGAAACAGAGACAACCCATAACCGGAGTGTCCTGCTGGCAATGATCCGGGCATTCCAGAGATTCAGGGAGCCATGCTATATCATATTCTACACAAGGAATACATTTATCCGTGACATGGTTCAGGCAGACAATCTGGAAAAGTGGAGACGGGCAGAGTGGAGAAAGTCGGATGGAAAAGACATACAGAACAAGGAACTGTGGCAGTTGTTCCTGGAAGAGAGTAAAGAACACGAGATAGAGATCGTATACGAAAATAACAGTGAGTATAAAAGGACGCTTGAGGCGTATTTGCAAGGAGAAGAGGTATAAAGATGTTTGAGAAGTTTGGAGAATTTGATTCTTACGAGGAGATCAACCGTGCGGCCAAAGCACAGTTGGAAGAGGGAGACTTAGAAGCGATTAAGACAATCGCAGAGGAGAACGGACTGGATCCGGAAGACGCAGAGGACTTTTGCACCGGTGCAATTGAAGAGCTGACGACACCGATTCTTGCGGCTATTGGAAAACTGGAACTGGAAGCGAAGGACCTGAAACTGGAAGGAGCACTGAAGGACTGGACAGATTGCATCAAACAATCTTGCATGGAAAATGAAGAGATGGCTCTTGCAGTCAGAAGGAAAGGAAAATCTCTGAAAGATTGCATGGCAATAATCTTGAAGAAAGCGTTCGGGGAAAAGACACAGTTAGATGACAGAATCACCAAGGCAGCAGGCTTGAGACCACCACTGTATATTAGCATTCCAGGAAAGGCACAGATCAAAGAGATCGTGAGAGAGTACTATCTAGGTGAGAAAAAATGATCGTATACAAGGGATTTAATGAGAAACTGCAGGCAACCTGCGGAAAAGGAATATTCCAGTACGAGGAAGGAAAGACCTACACGGAAGAGAAAAGTAAGACAAGATCCACAGGATTCCATGCGGCAGAATATATCCTGGATTGTCTGAACTGGTACACACTTGACGGAAAGAACCGATTCTTCCGATGCGAGGCAGGCGGAAGCATAGACGAAGAAGAGGGCTGTTCAATGGTCGTATCCACGGAGCTGACACTGGAAAAAGAGCTGAATCTGACAGAAATCGCATTCGCAGCAATGAGATACATTGTCGAGCATCCCAAAAGAGATTGGCGCGTGATCACTAGAGGAGTGTGTGTACAGGAAGATGATGCGGAGGCGATCGGAACAGATAAGATTGCAATTGCGAGAGGTAAAAACCCGGTCGTGGCGGGAAATCGTGGAACCGTAATCGGACTGATCCTTGAAAATGCTGACGGAGAGATTATCGCAGCAAGCATCCGGAAAGTGGATGATGTGCAGACGAAAGACTCCCAGTATTACACGCTGACACCGGACAGGAGATGGGTGGAGGTGCATGTGTGAGACGGAAAGCGATTGAGTGCTTTGCACCGAAAAAGACAAGGGAAAAAGGACTCGTGGCAACCTTACAGGAACTGGATGAAATTTTGATTCTGAATGTTTACCAGGCAAAGGAACTGCTGGTCCGTTATTGCATCAATTACGAGACAGGTGAACATGAGTACTGGAAACAACAACATGGGTGGAGAAAAGGTGGCATCCTGAATGCACTGAACGAGGACTGGAGAAATTGGGAGTGGAGATTCTACAACAATTACCCGAAACTGCAAAAGGAAGATACGGACAGAATCAAAGAGCTGATTAAACAATGTGTATGGCACGACAGTCCATGGGAGAGAATCAACAGATTGGAACATAGCTATAACAGCGAGATCAGGGAAAGATGTGAAACAAACCGGAAAATAAAACTCATGAACTTGATGAGAAAAGTTCCAGGTCGTCCGAAGAATTTGAGAGAATGGTTCTTTGAACAGGCAGCAGGAGAGGATTACATGTTCCGGAACAGGGAAACGAAAGAATTTGTCTGTACGAACTGCGGGGAATCCAGCTGGCCGGAAGAAATCAAACGACAGGATGGAGAAAAGAAGATCCGGCACAATGATATGGTATTCTGCCCTTCCTGCGGAAAACTGGTGAGGGCAAAGACAAGAACAGACCATATCGAACAGAAATGGAAGAGCTGCTATCTCATCCAGCCGGTAGATGAAGATACAAGCGTGCTTCGGATCATAGAAGCAAAGGTCGGATGGGACAATGGAAGACATTATGTCGAGTTTGGAGATGAAATCAGAATCTTACTGTACAAGGTATACTCTAACAGAAAATTGAAGAAGACATACATGATCTATTATGAGGACTCCTGGGATGGATGGACAAAAGGAAACCGGAAAAATCTAAGAGCAAAAGAAGGATACTTGTATCCGGGAGAATTTGGCCAGATATTAGACGGAACCACTTACAGAGAAGCAACAAGAGTCCTGGAGTATCTATCAAAGATGGGAAAGGAACTGAACTACAACAGACTTGTGGCAGGGACGGGACAGATGAAAGGATATGCACAGAAGATTGAGTATCTGGCAAAAGGACGCTTCTGGAATCTGCTGAGAGATACGGTCGGCTGTACAGACTATCCGGGATATCCATTACAGTACTACGGACCATTGGACATGAGAGAGGAAAGCATTGAGGGAATGTTCAGAATCCAAGACCGTCAGAAGATCAACCGGATCCGTGACGAACATGGCGGGAACAGAATGGTACGCTGGATGCAGTATTCGGACGAGACAGGGCAGAAGATCTCGAAAGAGACGGTGCAGTGGATGATAAAAAATGAGATAGAACCAAGTGGCATCCGGGGACTGGAAAAATATATGAGTCCACAGAAGATCATGAACTACATCGAAAGGCAGAAAAAAGAACAATATGCAGGGATGACAGCAGAAGCTGTTCTTGAAGAATATAAAGACTATCTTAGCATGTGCGTGGCATGTTGCAAAAATATGGCTGACGAGATGGTCTATCGTCCAAGAGAGTTAAAACGCAGACATGATGAAGTTGTTGTAGACCGGCAGCAGATACAGATCTTGAAAGAACTGGAAAACAATGCAGAGGGAAAAGAAGCCTACGCACAGGAAATGCGGCAGAAGTTTCCGGAAGCGGAAGAGATCCTGAAAGAGATCAAGAGCCGATATGAGTACGAAGACGAAGAGTATAAGATCATTGTACCGAACACGTTAGTAGATATCGTGAAAGAAGGACGTGCGCTGCATCATTGCGCCGGCAGCAGTGAACGATATTTTGACAGGATCGAGAGCAGAGAGACATATATCTGTTTCCTACGAAGACAGGAAGCACCGGGAATCCCATTCTACACGATTGAAGTAGAACCGGGAGGCACGATCAGACAGCACAGGAGCTATTATGACGAAGAGCCGGGAATCGAGGAAATCCGGGTATTCCTGAAAGAATGGCAGAAGGCAATCAGGAAACGTCTGACAGAGAAAGATAAGAAGTTGGCCAAGATCAGCAAGATCAAGAGAGAAGCCAATATTGCAGAGCTGGAAGAGAAAAAGAATATAAGAGTCCTTCAGGGATTGGCGGAAGATTTCCTTGAAGCAGAAGAGATAGAAAAAGAACTGGAGGCGGTTTAATGGAATTAGTACAGTACCAGGATTATGAAGAATATAAAAAAGCAATGAACACTGTCCTGAACAGAACAGTGGAAGATTTTGTTATGACGGGATACTTACTGAAACAGGGAAGAGATACGGATATCTTAAAGAATTCCGGATACAACAATGTAAACGAATTCGCCTGGGCGGAATACAAGCTTGAAGGTACACAGGTATCAAGATACATCAGAATCAATGACAGATTCTCGGAGGGTGGTTACTCTCCGAGACTGCAGGAGCATTACAAAGGATTTGGCTATGCAAAGCTGGCTCTGATGCTGACGCTTCCTGAAAGCGTAGCAGAAGAGCTGACACCGGCATACAGCAAGTCAGAGATCCAGGCGGTCAAAGAAGAGATTGAGAGCGAAGAAAAGATTACAGACATTGAAGTGATCCTGGAAGGCGAAAAAGAAGAACAAAGAGATCTGAACAATTTGGAAAAGGCAATCAATCAGATCTGCATGGAAGATCCGGAACTGTACGTGAAGCTGCACGGAACAGTTAGGACAAGTGTAGAAACAGAGCCGATCAAAGAGCTTTTGGCACCGGACGGGGATAAACTTTACAGCGTAAGACCACAAGGCTGCGGAAGAATTATGCTCTATCTAAACGATGAGAAGGATGAGGTCATACTGCAGGTTGTAAGACAAGGATTGAAAGAGAAATACGCTTGGGAGAATATTTTAAGCTATCTCGTCCTGATCACAGAACAGGAAGATGCAAAACAGAACTGGGAGGAACTTTACGGACAGAAATATCCGGAAAAAGAACAGATTGCACCAGTGCAACCGAAGAAAGAGAAGAGAAAAGAGTCGAAGGTAGTAAAGGCGAAGCCGCCAAAACAAAAAAAACCGGAGAAACAGGAGACGGAGAAACCACTAGAGCTTCCAAACGATATTCCGGGACAGACATCGATCGAGAAAGATTTTCCGGAAATGCTTCCGGAAGCGGGGAAAACGCAGGAAATACAGAGTGATTTTATCAGAGCAGGACAGCGCAAAGAGGAAAATTGCACCAGTGCAATGCCGGAACCTGTGGTGATTATGGAAAAACCTGTGGATAATTCAGAGCAGATGGAAGAAAATGCGAGAAACACAGAAGTGGAAACCGATTCAGAACAGGTGGATAAGTCAGAAGAAGAACAGAATCCAGTTGGCAGCAGATGGGAATACATGAAGACAATGGAATCATACAAGATGGCACTGTATATGGCAGCATCCGTGAATGAGATGCCTCACATGATGTTGAACTCAGCAGAATATTGGAAGAAATGGTTAGAAGCAGAGGTGGATGAAAATGGAGAAGAACTCAGTAAGAAATAAGGCGATTACATTATGAGTATCGATTATTCAGACATGGCATTTCCGAAATTAGTCAGTAAGAAAAAAAGGAAATCACATAAAAAGAGCATCCTCAAGAGTAGAAAGGGAGTCTGCTATCTCTGTTTGATACTCTATGACGATCCTTCCAAGAAGTACACGGAGGAACATCATATCATGTTCGGATCCGGACAGCGCGAACTATCTGAGGCAGATGGACTAAAGGTAGATCTGTGTCGGAATCATCACAAAGAAGGACCGGAAGCTGTCCACAACAACAAAGAGATGCGAGAGCTGCTCTGCAGAATAGCACAGACAGAATATGAGCAGACACATACGAGAGAAGAGTGGATGGCGAGATATAAGAAAAATTATCTATAGTTACCTCCGCTGAATGGCGTGGAGATAAAGTATGTCACAAACTGTAACATGAAGGCAAAGGATTTCCTCCCTGGATGCGGCAGGGAGGAGAAAGGAGCAGACAAGTGCCAAAAAGACTGAGACTAACAGCTTGGAAAAGCGAACTGGCTGAGATAAATGCAAAAGCAAGACAGGAAGGAATGAGTTATGGACGGTACGTGGGATTAATGTACTGCGAAGAAAGAGATGAAATGGAAAGAAGGAGAAGATATGACAGAAAGAGACGCGAGAGATTTGGTTGATTGGCTGGATCAGGCAGAAGCAGAAACAAAAGCAACAATTGCAGAACATGAAAGAATTGATCCTTTTTATGACGGAGTACTTTCAACAATCCAGACATTTCGCGAATATATCAAGAAAATACGTAAGGTGGATGAAGCGGAAGGAGAGAAACAGATGAAAGAGATTATGACAGATAGCAAGTTTGAGCATATCGAAGAAATTAAGCCGTTTTTCTGGTGGACAGGAAGTTTGAGCATAGAGCAGGCAATCACACACTTGACAAAGCGGTACGATGAAGAGGAAGCACACAATCTGTTGGATGAAAAGTTAGAATTTGTATCTAACTACATGAGAAATAATCATGGAGCTGTCGAGCAGTACGGAATTTACCTTCTTCCGGAATTCATGCTTGGATATGATGACATAGAGATTGTGGTTATAGCGGCATCCGAAAACGAGCGGGCTACGGTGGTATTCTCGGATATTCCGGTAGTTAAGCGAGGCAGAAAATGACAAGACAAGAGCAAGAGGATCGAGCGCAGCTTGAGTGGCTGCGGAAATGGAAAGAACGACGGAAAGAAAAAAGAGATGTGAGAAAAAAGTCACTGTTTTATAAGATTCTAAGGAAACTTGGAATTATAAAGGACTACGAGGAAGACATAAGAACAAGAATGGAGATGTGCGAAAGAGCAATAAAGGCAAATGTATGTCCTGAAGATTGTGACATTTGCGCATGGGATGTGAAAGGAGGGATTGATTACAATGGTTATATTACGACCAGTAGGAACAATAGGAAACCGTCTGAAGTATCTAAGAAAAATCAGAGGACTGACAAGAGAAGAGGCAGCAGTCGAGCTAGACATGAAGGAGGAAAGACTGCAAGATCTTGAAACAGGAAGGAAAGGATTGACGTTAGGAGAGGCAATCAAATGTGCGGATATATATAATGTGTCTGTAGATTACATTGTTGGAAGAAGAGAAAAGGATTGAGGTGGAACGGTGAAACGAAGTACAGACATACGCTGGAGTACTGCAGAGATTCAGCAAAACAAAAAAGAACATTATGATGATATAGCAGAGCATCCGCCGGACCGGAAGGTAAGTGAGAAGTTTCACCGGCCGGCATACCAAGCAGGCAAGCTGATCAAAGTGCAGGGGCAGCAGTTATGGCATGAAGATGTTACTGGATATATAGCCAGAAAATACAAGATAGGGAGTGATACCGTTGGAGACAATGACGAAGGAGAGGCTGGAAGCATACAGAAATAACAAGACAGAAATATTGTCATTGAAATATATTTTGAATAACCGATGGCAATCAGAAACAATGATAGGGAATGATGTAATTTTAGATTATAGCAAAGGATATCCAATTCCACAGAGTATTGTTGGCTTTGATCAAGAAAAGTATGAGAGACTTCAGGAACGTGATCTGAGGAGAAAAGAGCGTCTTGAGAAGGAATGTGAAGAAGTGGAGAAATTTGTTGAAGACATAGAAGACACACAGTTACATAGTATTTTCAGAATGTATTACATAGATGGCGTCCATTCGGTAAATCAGATGCAGGTAGCGGAGCAGATGCATATGGAGAGAAGCACAATCAGCAAGAAAATAGACAAGTATCTGCAACTTTCACACAAATCACAGCAATCACAGTTATAATGATAATTGAGCCAAAGGCTGAATTCCTGCGGCTCACTTCTTATAAAAATGTATAAGCAAATCTTTAAAAATGCATCCTTAGGGATGCATTTTTATTGAAAAAAAGATACATTCATTGTATTATTATTTAGTACAATTTTAAGGAGGAGTTTTGCGTGAAAATAAAGATTCCATTCATAGAAGTTGAAACAAATAGAAATTGTCCATGTGAAGAACAAAGTGAATATGAACTAAAATTGAAGTGCATGAAAACAAGAATACATAGTATTTATATAGCGAGTATTGCATTTGGTCTTGTTGTATGGGCTTTGGCAAGTGGCCAGGCCAATAATGAGGAGTTTTCTTCATGGATATCATTTGCAAGTACTGTTACTTCAATTATTTTATCAGTAATTGCTATTTTTATGAGTATCTCTGGAGAAAATAAAACAGATTTAATGAGAGATAAGATGGAAGAGGCATCTAAAAAAATTGAAAAGACAGCAAAGGATATTGCCATAGCAAACCAGGAAAGTGTAAAAAATATCACTGATTTGAAAGTCGAAATGGATGATTTAAAAGACATATTAAAAAATCTTCCAGATGCAACGGCTAAACAGGTAACTCAATACCAATTAGTTGCGCAAGAAGAGGAAACAGCTCCAGCAACTGTAAAAAATCATGAAGGATGGTTAGAACCATGAAAAATATGTTTGAAGCTAATATTATTTTGTGTGAACGAATGGAAAAGGGAAACAGACCCAAAGGATTGTTTAATAATATTGAAATTGAAGAGAATGAGAATGTAATATTTGATGTGGGGATTTTTTTTGTTGCAAACATAAATAAAAATACTAAGGAAACTTTTCTATTAGATATTATTTATAAAGATGGTATGGATACAAATCGAGGACCAATAAACATGCTAGGATCTGTGACAAAAAAATATACTAAGAACGGATTAAGCAGAGCATTACTTGTGTTTCGAGATAATACTGTGGATTTTCGTTGGGAAGGGATATATGCATTAGAGCTTAGACATTGTGATAAGTATGTTAATATTGATGAAAAAACAGATGAAGAAATGATAGAGATAATTAATAATAGTGACATAATAAACACATTTACATTTAGTGTTGGATTTAAAAAATAATGAAAAGCAGGTAAAAACACCCGGTTAGCCAGGTGTTTTTATTATACAAACAAATATTATATAAGGAGTAAACCATGCCAATCTACAAGAGATGTTTCCGTTGTGGAGCAAGGCTTCCGGCAGGAACCCGGTGTGAATGTGTCAAGCAGCGACATAAAGAATATGACAGATATGGTAGAGACAGAAAGAGCAGAGCATTCTACAACAGCAGTGCGTGGGAACATGCAAGATCAGAAGCACTGGCAGCAGATGAAGGACTGGATGTCTATCTATATATGACAGAGGGTATAGTAGTGTTAGCAGATACAGTACATCATATCATTCCATTGCAAGATGAATGGGAGAAGCGAAATGATATATCTAATCTTATGAGCCTGAGTGGAGAGACACACAGTATGATCGAACAGATGTATAAGAAGGACAAGGATGGAATGGAAAAGAAATTGCATGAGATGCTTCAGAAGTACCGGAGCATGGTCAGGGGAGGGGCGGTCTGAAAAGTTTTTAAGAAAATTTATCTGACCGCATGTCCAGTTTATCGTGCATAAAATTCCGAATACGAATAAAAAGTTGGCAAAGGAAGGAGGGGATCTAGATGGCAAGGCCAAGAAAAATTGTTGATATGCAGAGCTCGCATTTGACAAAAGAACAGAAACAGAGAAAAAAGCAAGAAGAGCAGACCGTTGTTGTTGGAAATGAAGATCTAGAGAAACCTCCAACTTGGCTGAAAGGTACTGTGGCTAAAAACGAATGGAAACGAATCGTAAAAGAACTGAAAAAAATAGAAATTGTTGGAAATCTCGATTACGTGAATCTTGCCTGTTATTGCAATGCTTATGCAAATTATGTGGAGACTACAAAGCAATTAAAGGATCAGCCGTATTGTGTAGAACGTGAGACACGGACAGGAACAATTGTTGTAAAGAATCCATTGATATCGATTCAGACAAACTATGCTGCCGAGATGCGAAAGTTCGCAAGCCTCTGCGGGATGACAATAGATTCCAGGTTAAAGGTAGCAGTACACAAGGTTGATAAATCAGAGGATAATTTGGAAAGGAAGTTTGGAGCTATCTAATGAATCAGTATGAAAACATAAAAAAATATGCGAAAGATTGTATATCTGGCGAGATTATCAGCTGTAAAAAACATAAATGGGCATGCGAAAGATTCTTAAAAGATGCAGAACAATTTGAAAATAATCCGGATTACCCATTTTATTGGAGCGAAGAATCCGCCCAGAATATTGTTGATTGGTTTGCTCTTTTACGACATTCCAAGGGGGTACTTGCTGGGCAGCCAATTATTTTGACAGATTGGCAAAAATTCAGAATTTGTCAGTTGTATGGCTGGAGAAGAAAGAAGAACGGTTATCGAAGATTTAAGAAGAGCTTTACAGAAGTAGCGAGAAAGAATGCAAAGTCCCAGGAAGAAGCGGGCATTGCACTTTATGAAATTTCGGTGACAGCAACGAAGAATAATGAGGTATGCGAAGAGTATACAGCAGGTGTTAAGCGCGATCAGTCTAAAATTGTTTTTAATGAAGCAGAGTTAATGCTTCGAGGTTCACCTCTTAGACAGAAATTTGATATCAAACGCGATGAAATAAAGCATGCAAAGACAGGAAGCTTTATCAAGGCATTGAGTAAAGAGGATGGAAAGTCAGGAGATGGAACGAACCCGGCCGGATTAATTATTGATGAATATCATCAGCATCCAACAACAGAGTTTTATGATCTTGGACTTGGTTCTAATACGAAAGAGCCATTGCTGATGATTATTACAACAGCAGGAGTGGATTTGACCTATCCATGTTATGTTACAGAATATACTTATTGCAGTAAAGTCCTGGATCCGAATGTAGATGTAGAGAATGAAGAGTATCTTATAGATATCTGCGAGATGGATGAGGAAGATTATAGAAATCTGGATAACCTGGAGAATGAAGAACTTTGGAAAAAGGCAAATCCAATCAGAATGACTTACGATGAAGGTATAGAAAAGATCCGTGGAGAGTATAAGATTGCTAAAGAAATTCCGGAACATATGACTGCATTCCTTACAAAATGTTTAAATGTATGGGTCCAGGCACAGGAAAATGGCTATATGGATATGGCAAAATGGAAAGCTTGCCAGGTAGATAAGCTTCCGGTAGATACAAAGGGAATGAGTGTTTATGTTGGCTTTGATATGTCAGCTAAGATTGACTTGACTTCTGTGGCATTCATCCTTCCATTCATATCAGAAGAAAAGGATGCAGAAGGAGAAAAAATCATCAAATACATTGTTTATTCTCATTCGTTTATTCCAAACCGAGAGAAACTAACCGAGAGAAAAAGGAAAGACAAAGCAGATTATGATGCATGGGAAAGAATGAATCTCCTGACAGTGACAGATACACCTATTGTTGATCAGAATGCAGTCATGAAGTATGTCAAAGACACTTGCAAGGAACATGAGTGGAACATTGAGTGCTTATGCTTTGATCCTGCAAATGCTGCGAAGCTGATGATGGATCTTTCAGATGAAGGTTATGAGGTAGAGGAAGTGTATCAAAGCCATAAATCTTTGAATGAATCAACGCAGGGATTTAGGGAGCAAGTTTATAGTGGAAATATCATTTACACCTATAATCCTTTATTGAATTTTGCAATGAGCAATGCAGTGATCCGAAAGAATCAGGGACTGATCAAGATTGATAAAGATGCTACAACGCAGAGAATTGACCCTGTAGATGCCATTCTCTGTGCTTATAAACTGGCACTATATCACGAGTTTACACAAAGTTTCCTGAAATCAATAGATGAATATTTGGAGAGTGATTGGTAGAAATGGAGATGTTGAATAGAATAAAGCGGGCATGGAATGTATTGACAAGACCTTCTCTCGGTGCAAATGATGAGGAACTATTAACATGGCTTGGTATTGATACACGGGACAGGCAGCTGATTAGTGAGGTCACTTATTACACTTGTATGAAGATGTTAAGTGAGACCATTGGAAAGATGCCCATAAAGTATTATCAGGATACGGAACAGGGAAGGATCAGAGCAGATCCGGATGAGGTAACGAGGCTTCTGACAGTGAGACCAAATCCAATCATGACACCTACTACATTATGGACGGCAGTAGAGATGAACTGCCAACACTATGGAAATGGGTATGTATGGATCAGGGGCGGTCTTGAAAAAAACGGAAGTTATGGTGGCGATTATAAGATCAAAGATCTGTGGCTCATGCAGAGCTGTTATGTTACGGTTCTGATGGATGATTCAGGTGTGTTTGGTAATAAAGGGAAAATATATTATCAGTACACAGATCCGGAGGATGGAGAGCTGTATATTTTTCAGAGTGAAGAAGTGATGCACTTTAAAACATGGTACAGTTTAGATGGAATCACAGGAGAGCCGGTAAGGAAAATCTTGAAAGATACAGTGGGCGGTGCACTGGAGAGCCAGAGGTTCATGAATAAACTCTATGAACAGGGACTTACAGCGAGTATGGCCATGCAGTACACAGGAGATCTTGATGATGATAGAGTGAAAAGGTTAAAAAGAAAATTTGCTGATAAACTGTCAGGACCTGAGAACGCAGGAAAAGTAATTCCGGTTCCATTGGGACTGACACTTACTCCATTGAAGATGTCGCTTACAGATGCACAGTTCTTTGAATTGAAGAAATATAGTGCGCTTCAGATTGCGGGAGCATTTGGAATCAAACCGAATCAGATCAATAATTATGAAAAATCCAGCTATGCGAACAGTGAAACGCAGCAGCTGGCTTTTTTAGTTGATACAATGGCATATCGCTTAAAAATGTATGAGGAAGAGATCAATTATAAAGTGCTTACGCTAAAGAAACAGGCAGATGGTTATTTTTATAAATTTAACGAGCGGGCGATCTTAAGGACAGACAGCAAGACAAAGATGGAGAATCTTGCAAAAGCTGTGAATAATGGAATTTATACACTGAACGAAGCAAGAGAATATGAAGACAAACCTGCAAAACCGGGAGGAGATATCCTGATGGTAAACGGAAATTACATTCCGGCAATACAGGTTGGTCAGCAATATAAAGGAGGTGAAGGAGATGGCAGTGATTGATGTGAATGGAGACATCATTTCAAATGACGATAAATGGTTCTATGACTGGTTTGACTGGGAGGGAACCTGTCCAGATGATGTGAAAAAAGCATTGAACTCCAAAGAGCAGGGAGAAAAGCTTACTGTAAGAATTAATTCCGGGGGCGGTGATGTAATGTCAGGACAGGAGATTTATTCGTTATTATACGGAAGAGATGATGTGGAGATTCAGATTAATTCTATGGCAGGAAGTGCGGCAGGCGTAATCGCAATGGCAAATAGTTGTGTAATCAGTCCGGTTGCAATGATCATGATCCACAATGTGTCAATGACAAGAGCTTCTGGTGATTATCGTGAAATGCAGAAGAATGTAGAGATTCTGCAGCAGATGAACAGTGCTTTGGCACAGGCATTTGTGAATAAAACGGGAAGATCTGAGGATGAAATCTTGAAAATGATGGATGAGGAGACCTGGCTGACAGCGAACCAGGCAGTTGAGTATGGCTTTGTAGACGGTGTAATGGAAGAAAAAACTTCTTTTATTAACTGCAGTCAGGGGTTACGTTTGACAGATGAACTCAGAAAGAAAGCACTTGCTGAAAAGGAAGCAAAAAACAAGGAAGAAACAAGAAAACAGCAATTATTAGAAGATCTGGACATGTATGGTGTCTAAGGAGGAGAAAAGATGAATAAGGAATTACTTGAATTACTGGATAAGATCAATGCCACAAAGAAAGAAGTGAGAAATCTTGTAGGGGAGGGAAAACTTGCTGAAGCAGAGGAGAAGAAAAAAGAACTTCAGAACCTGCAGAAAAAATTTGATCTGCTCAAAGATATTTCAGATGATGATAAAAGTTCTATGGAAGACAAGGCAAAAGCAGGAAGTGCAAAGAAAGCAGAGCCGGGAAAAGAAAATGATGCAGTCAAGGAATTTGCCAATGCAGCACGAAGAGGATTCCGTGTGCAGAATGCAATGTCAAGTGGAATCAGAGAAGGATCTGATCCGGATGGAGGTTACATTGTTCCGGAAGATATTCAGACAACAATTAACCAGTGGAAGCAGGCAGAATTCTCTTTAGAATCATTGATTACTGTTGAAACAGTGACGACCAATAAAGGAAAGAGAACATATGAAAAGAAAGCAGATGCTACGGGATTCGCTGATATTGAGGAAGGTGGAGAACTTCAGGAAATGGATACTCCGCAGTTTGAACGCATCGGTTATGAAATCAGTGATCGTGGTGGCTGGCTTCCACTCACAAATGATCTGCTAAGTGATACGGATCAGAATATTATGCAGACAATCACAAGATGGATTGCAAGAAAAAGCAATGCAACATCAAACAAGAAGATCCTGAATCTGATCAATGCGGTAACAGCGAAAGAGATTGAGACGCTGGATGAAGTAAAACATGCGATTATCGTAACGCTGGGAGCTGCCTACAGAGCAGGATCCTCTATTCTGACAAACGATGATGGTTTATACTTCCTTGCGACGCTGAAAGATACAACAGGACGCGATCTTCTTCAGCCGAATCCGATGGATGTTATGCAGATGTCACTTTCTGTAGGGCCGATTAGAGTTCCGGTTATTTCTGTACCGAACAAAGTAATTGCATCCAATACAGAAACGGACGGAAAGATTAAGCTGCCAATGATCTGCGGTGATTTTAAAGAAGCCTTCAAGAAATATGACAGACAGCGTACAAGTCTTCTTGCATCCAACATTGCTTCTGCAGGAAGTCTGAATGCATTTACACAGAATCTGACGCTGGTTCGTGCAATTGAAAGAAATGATTTCAAAACATTGGATGCAGATGCATATGTAAATCTTTCTATGGTCATCGCCGATCCTACAAAGAAAGGAAAATGATAAGTGGAAGTAGATATTATTAAGCAGAGGATCGGGATTGCATCCTCAGTCACAGTCTATGATTACGACATAGATCTGTATGTGCGGGACTGCATTATGGATATGCGGGATTCTGGCGTACCGGAAGAAACACTTGCAAGGGAAGATCCAAGAGTAGTTACAGCAGTAACATTATATGTGAAAGCGCATATTGGAAATGATAGAAGCGATACAAGCCGATACTTATCATTATACCGGCAAAAAGTATCCAGATTAATTTTGGATGAATAGAAGGGGAATGTTATGTGGAATGGAAGCATCTGCTTTATAAAGAAAAAGACAACAGAGAAGGACAAGGAAGGATTTTGTAAATCAGAAATTGAGATGCCAGAAGAAATTCCGGCCAATATAGGAGATGCAACCAGAAGCGATGAGACACTTGGAAATCAACGGGGATATTCAGCAGATATCTCCGTTGAAATTCTCGCATGTAACTATTCTGGGGAATCAATGTTTAAAGATATTGCGACTGGAAAAATTTACGAAGTAAAGCATACATACAGAAAACAGAAGACAATGATGATCGCGCTGACAGGAGAGGAGCGGGAACGTGGGAAAATTTGAACTTCATGGAATAGATGATTTTATGGAAGAACTTTCAGAATTGGATGTTGACAGAATAGCTCCAGTAATGCTGGAAGAAGCTGTTCCGATTCTTGAAAAGGAAGTACGGCAGGCAGCGGGAAGACATAAAGACAGTGGTGCTATGGCTGAGTCAATTAAAGCAACAAAAGCAGGGAAGAACAGTTATGGACATTATATCAGTGTGCGTCCTACAGGAGTGGATTCCAAAGGAGTAAGAAATATGGAAAAGATGGCATATCTTGAATACGGAACAAGTACGCAGGAAGCAACGCCGGTCCTCTCTCCAGCAGTGAGAAAAGCGGAAGAACCTGTGATAAACAAATTGCAGGAAGTATTTGACCGGGAGGTTGACAATCTGTGACAACATTGGAACACATAGTAAGAGCTATTGAAATATTTGGTTTCCCATATTCACCGGGAGTATATACCGGACCGGAAGAATATTGGTTTACTTACAACTATGTAGATGATTATGGGGAACTTTTTGGAGATGATGAGCCACTTGAGACAGTGAATCGTATTCAACTCCACTATTTTCTCCCAGTGGAAGAAAATTATTTGAAGATGAAAAACGAAATTCGGGATGCGCTTTTACGAGAAGGATTTACATATCCGGAGATAGAGAGCATGGACGATCCAAACCCGGATATCAGACATCTTGTATTTGAATGTGAGATTGAGGAAGAAAGAGAGGAATAACTATGGCATATGTAGGATTAAGAAGAATTATTATTGCGGAAAGAACTGGTGCAAAGACTTATGGAGAGCCGTTTGCATTTGGTAAAGCGATTGGAATGAATGTTACACCAAACTATTCAGAAGGAAGTCTGAATGCAGATGATGTGCAGGCAGAGTATGATAAAGAGTTCAATTATGCAGAATTAAGCATGAACACCAGTACAGTTCCACTTGAGGCTCATGATACAATGTTCGGTCATACAGTGAACGAAAATGCAGTAGATTTCAATGCAAATGATGAAGCGCAGTATGTTGGCCAGGGCTGGATCGCGCCGGAGAAGGTGGATGGAAAGAAGTATTATACTGGAAACTTTTTGTACAAAGCAAAATATTCAGAACCATCAGAAGAATATACAACAAAGGGAGATTCTATTGAGTATAAAACACCATCCATCAGTGGTCGAGCCCTTGCGGAAGATGATGGTGATTGGAAAGCAACAGAGCGGTTTGACACACCAGAAAAAGCACTCGCATGGATTTACAAGAAATTTGGAAAAACAGAGATGACTCAGGCAGCAAGTAAAAATACTGCCACGGTAAAAGCATAGGAGAAGAAAAGATGTTTGAAGAACTCAGGTGTATTGAATTGTCCGGAGAAAAATATCCAATAAAATGCGATATGGTTGTTCTGGAGAAAATACAGAATAAGTATATGAATATGACCGAATTTGAGAATGGATTGACTGGATTTGTGCCGGCACAGAATGAGGAAGGTGAGTATAAAAGAAATGAGGAGGGATATCTCCTTGGGGTCTACAGGACACCGGAAATCAAAATGCTTAATGATGCTTTGTTCTGGATGGTAAAAGAAGGCGAAGAAATTAAGGCAGAAGAAGAATCAAGGTCGGTCAATGAAGTAGACAGGAATAAGATCCTGAGAAAGGTAGACATTCCACCAAAAGATCTGGGAACACTTCTTCATGAGGAATTTCAACGGTGTTTTGAAAGAAAAAACGAGAAGACCACGCAGAGGACGGAGTAGAAGAATCCGGGGAATCAGAACAGATCAACTTTGCGTGGATCGTATTTACTGGTCTCCAGATCGGATATGGAGAGAAAGACATAAGGCATCTCTATTTTGGAAAGTGGGCAGACCTATTGGAGGAGTACAAGAAGATGCATAATATGAAAATGAACAGGATGGTATTTGCAGAGAGAAAAGTTACTTCTTTAATGGATTTGTAAGAGCAAATGATGTATAATAGTAATAATTCGAGGACAGACCAATTTGCACCGGTGCAAGGGAGGACTTATGAGAAATATTATTACATCATTATGGATTATCTTTAAATGTTATTGCAAATATATGTATCAGAATCATACATACCGTACTGTATGGGAAATTATTGTAATGGTTTTTGGTATTGTTTATGGAGTAAAAGAACATTCCACAGGAGTATTTTTGATGCTCCTTGTACTTGCATTTCTTCCAAGATTTATCAGGTGGCTTTTTTATTGTTTCCTGGAAGCGGTAGGCGATTATGGACTGCAGCGAAAGGGACTTACAAGAAAATGCAGAAGAATGAGATTTAAGTCTTATATGGATCAGGAGATTAACAAGGAGATAGAAAATTCATAAGAATCAAGAAGGAAGCTCGAAAGAGCTTCTTTTTTGATGCGAAAAGGCAGGTGAGAAGATGGCAAAAAAGAAGAAAATAGGTGCATTTATTTCGTTAGATGGAGAAAAAGAGTTTCGATCAGCAGTATCGTCTTGCAATAAATCTTTATCAACAATGAAATCTGAAATGAAACTTGTGGAAGCCCAGACCGCTGGGAGTGCCAACTCACTGTCCACTTTACAGAAAAAGCATGATGTACTGACGGAAACTTTGGAAGAGCATGTAAAAAAAGAAAGTCTTGTAAGAGACGGATTGAAGCATGCGGAAGAAGAATACGGAAGAGTTGGGAAAGAACTGGAAACTTACAAAGGAAAGTTGGAAAGTGCGGAAAAGGCACTGGAAGAGATGCAGCAATCTTCAGAGACGACAGAGGAGGCTTTGAACAGTCAGGCAGAGCAGGTAAAACAGCTGCAAAGCATTGTAAGTAAAGGGGAAGGGACTTATCAGCGAGCAGGAAACAGAGTTCAGGACTGGAAGAAACAGTTAAATAATGCAGAAGCCCAGACCATTAGAGCGACAAAAGCTTTGAATGAAAATGACGCTTACTTAAGAGAAGCAGAACAGTCTGTTAATCAATGTGCAACGAGTATCAATAAATTTGGAAAAGAAACAGATGATACAGCAGAAAAATTAACAGAGTTTGGAACCGTTTTAGAAACAAATCTGAAAAACACAGTTGTAGAAGCGGGAAAGTCTTTGACAAAAGATATTTTTCAAGGTGCGGTTGAAGGTGCTATGGAGCTTCAGGATGCTCAGAGACAGTTGCAGGCAAGCACAGGAGCAACAGCGGAAGCAACTGGGGCATATAATAAGCAAATGCAGGAACTGTACACTTCAGGCTATGGAGATGCAGTAGAGTCTGTTGCCAATGCAATGGCACTGGTAAAGCAGTATACCAATGAGACAGATCCGGGAAAAATTAAGGAACTGGCTGAGAATGCTATTACATTAGAAGATGTTTTCGGAATGGATATGAGTGAGTCAATTCGAGGTATTGATGCACTTATGACAAATATGGGATTGGACGCAGAAGAGGCATTCGATTATGTGGCAAAGGGTGCACAGAATGGACTGGATAAATCCGGAGAATTAACGGACAATCTTGCAGAGTATTCCCAATTATGGTCACAGGCAGGATTTTCAGCAGAAGAAATGTTTACAATTCTGCAGAATGGTCTTGACTCAGGAGCGTATAATCTGGATAAAGTAAATGATTTCGTAAAAGAGTTTGGAATCAGCCTTGCAGATGGACGTATTGGAGATAACATCAATGCATTTTCCAGTGAGACAAAGCAACTGTTCCAGGAATGGCAGAGCGGACATGCATCTACGGAGCAAGTATTTAAATCTGTAATTACAGATTTAGGAAATATGGAGAACAGGCAGCAGGCACTGACTATTGCGAGCAATACCTGGAGTGCCCTTGGTGAGGATAATGCAATGAATATCATCACCTCTTTGAACAATGTAAATACAACCTATAAAGATGTTCAGGGGACGATGGAAGAGATTAAAGAAATCAAGTACGACAGTGTATCAAATCAGTGGAAAGTACTTGGAAGAACCTTCCAAAATGAGGTTGCAGCTCCAATGTTGAAGACTTTTCTTCCGGCAGCACAGACGGGAATGAAGCTGGTAGCTGAAAATATTAAAGTTGTCACGGTTGTAGCTGGTACGGCTGGAACGGCAATCACTGCAATGTTTGTGAAGAAGAAAAGCAAAGAACTGATTAAAGACCTGAAAGACACAGCTTCCGGAATTTCCAATGTAGTCAAAAAAATTGTAACACATACTACAGCAAGAACTGCTGAGACAGTAGCAGAGAATGCATCTGCAGCAGCAAAGGTTGCGGATACAACAGCAGAAACAGCAAATACCGCAGCGACAGTTGCAGGAACTGCAGCAACGGCAACAGGAACTGCGTCTACAACAGCGGGGACAGCAGCAACAATAGCTCATACGGTGGCAACAGAGAGTGCGACCGTGGCACAGACCGCGTTTAACGTGGCAATGGAAGCAAATCCGGCCGGTCTTCTCCTGATCGGGATCACGGCTACATTAGGGGTGATTGCTGCATTTTCCGGTCAAATTGAAACAGCGAAGACAAAAACGGATGAACTGACAGAGTCCACAGAAAAGAATATCAGTAAAATTAGTGAAGCAACAGAAAATCTTGAGAAATCTACAGATAGCTGGAATGAATCCCTGGGGAAAATAGAAGCAAAAGAAGGAGTTGCAGATAATCTGGTTACAGAATTGTATCATCTAGAAGCACAGGGAAATAAAACAGACGAAGAGATTTCAAGAATGAATTCCATCGTAAATCAGTTGAATTCCATGTTTCCAGAGCTGTCTCTATCGGTGAATCAGAATACAGGAGCACTCAATAAAAATGAGCAGCAGACAAGGCAGTCAATAGAAGCCGCCCTACAGCTTTCAAAAGCGTCAGTAGCACAAAAAAAGATGACGGAGATATCAGAAGATCTTGTAGATGCTGAAATGGCAAAATATGAAGCAGAGAGAAATCTGAAAAAGATTGGAGATGAACTGTCAAATCTTGATGAACAGAGGACAGAGATCGCAAAGAAAAGTTCTGAAGCAACAAAGGAAGGGACAAATGCGTATGTAGAATATAACGGCAAGATGATTGACTCGCAAGAAGCATTAAGACAGATTGCAGAGTCTGAGGATACATTGACGCAGACACAAAAAAATCAGCAGGACGCTTTAGACGGTCTGGTAAGTAAATATCAGGAAGCAGATGAACAGTATCAGAGTGCTTATGAATATACTCAAAATTTAACACAAGGAACAAATACGAACACAGAAGCTGTACAGGGGAACACAGATGCAAAGAATGCAAATTCAGAAGCAGATGCAACCAAACAGGAGGCATCAACGGCGAGCATTGAAGTTCTTGGACAGGAACAGGAAGCGTATAATAATCTTTCGGCAGCACAACAGCAGTTGGCAGTAGATGTGACAAATGGAGTACTTGCAATGTATGAGAGTGTAACAGGAGTACTGGAGTCGCAAATGAATATGTTTGAGCAGTTTGACGGTGGCGTTGAATTATCGACACAGGAATTGTTGGCCAATATGCAGAGCCAGATTGACGGTGTAGAACAATGGGAACAGAATATGGCAATACTTGCAGATCGCGGCATCAATCAGAACCTTCTTCAGAAACTTGCCGACATGGGACCAGAAGGAGCAGGGTACGTTCAGACATTTGTGAATATGTCAGATAATGAAATCAGTAAGGCGAATGATTTATGGAGTCAGAGCATTGATATCAAGGGAATGACAAACCAATGGGGAAAAGACCTGTTGGAGTCCGGAGCTTCCAGCATTGCGGGTGGAATGGATAACTTACAGCCGCTCTTACAGGAAAGCGGTGCAAATTCAGCGATAGGTCTCGTGCTTGGGATGCAAAACGCACAGAAAACAGTGTCAGCAGCAGGCTCAGATCTTGGAGTCAAGACGATTGATTCCATTAATGAAGGATTAGGGGTTCAGTCCCCGTCAAAAAAGACAAAGGAGTCTGGAAGATACGTTGGTGAAGGATTAGTACTTGGAATGAATTCAACATTAAACAAAGTGGAATTACAGGCAGCACTGATTTCGCGACGCGTTATAAGAACAGTTAGAGATGATCTGACAGAAGAAAAGTTTACAGGTTATGGAGCTAATGTGTCGGAAGGTTTGGCAAGTGGTATAAAATCAGGTAAGTCAAAAGTAATCAATGCAGTATCAGAGGTCTGCAAATCAGCAGTTCGTGAGGCAAAGAGTGAACTACAGATCCACTCTCCATCGAAAGTCTTTAAAAGGCTGGGAGGATATACAGCGGAAGGATTTGGACTCGGCTATCAGGAAAAGATGTCGGACGTAAATCAAATGATCCGGGAGAGTATTGGTATTCCTAAAACAAACCAGGGGCAGCAGTATGTGAGTGATGGAGTAAGTCAGCGGAAAGGTGATTCTGTGATTCAGATTCCGATTTATGTGAATGGAGTCTATACCAAAACAGAGATTATCGATACAGCTGTAAACGGAATAGGTCAGATGGGTCAGAATTATATGAGAGCAAAGGGGAAGAGAATCAATGTTGGATAGTTATACATTTGAATTCAATGACATTTCAGCGCAAGCCTATGGAATCTATGTGGAACAAAGACCTGCATTTCCTGTAGGAAGCAGAAATGTTGAGCTTATTACTGTAGAAGGCAGATCAGAGCCGTTATTACCGGACCAAAATAGTTATGACCCAAACGAATTGAAAATCGAATGTGCTTTCAAAGAGCATGCATCAGACTGGTGCGCAAAAGCAAGAAGTGTAAAACGATGGCTCTGCGGCTCAGGTAGTCTTCGACTATCAGATTCTCCGGATACTTTCTTCAAAGTGTATAATATAGAAATCGAACAGATTGATAGAGAGATAAGAATCTACGGAAAATTTACAGTTAAGTTTACTTGCTCGCCTTTCGAATATCTGGTAGCAGGAAGAGAAGAACAAGTGATTGATGATGTAAAATTTAACCCATATGATCTGTGCCATCCAACGTACCGGATTAGAGGAAATGGAGAATGTAGGCTTATCATAAACGAGAAAGCCATAAGCGTAACTGTAAAAAAGGAAATTATGATCAATACAGACAAAATGCTTACCTATGAATCAGGAGAAATGAAAAACACTTTGCTAACTGGAGATTATGAAGACTTATATCTATTACCTGGAGAAAATAAAATTGAGGCACCAAAAGAATTTGAAATTATGGTTTCCCCAAATTGGAGGTGCATATGATACAGATATATAAAGCATTTAATAAAGATCAGACTCGAAATGGCGATATGGTTTTAATGCCATCATCAGCTACAACGCATGCAGTACTAAACGGAAGTTGGAGTGCGGAGCTGACACATCCCATCGATCCAGAAGGACGCTGGAAATATATTGAAGAGGAAGCAATTGTTGAAATGCCATCCTTCAATGGAAAACAACTTTATAGTATTCGAAGTAAAAAAAAGACAGCATCCACTGTGCAGGCAACAATGGAACCTGTCTTTTTTGATTCTATCGATGATTGTTGGTTAGAGGATGTACGTCCGACAAATAAAACGGGGCAGGAAGCACTGGACATCATGTTGGAATCTAATCCTAAGTACTCAGCTCAATCCGATATAGATAAATTAGGGACAGCCTATTATGAATATCAGAATTTTATGGAGGCGTTGAACGGTAATCAGGATAATAGCTTTATCAATCGATGGGGTGGAGAGATTCTATTTGATAACTATGAGATTATTGTGAATTCAAGAGTCGGTGAAGATCGTGGCGTTGAGATAAGATATGGAAAAAACATCAAAAAAGATGGAATTAGAGAAGAAGTAAGTACAGGAAATACAGTTACGAGGATTTATCCAAAAGCATATAACGGATATAAAATGTCAGGAAAAGGATATGTAGATTCGCCGTTGCTTAAGAAATATCCTACAGTAAAAACAACAACTATGACGTTTAGTGATGTGAAAATGGCAGAAGATGCGCAAGAAGGGGATGAAGAAAAAGGGATCATAATATGTAATTCACAAGATGAACTGGATCAGGCACTGAAAATGAAATGTGAAAATCAGTATAGTAATGGATTGGACAAGCCATCGGTAACAATATCCGTGGATATGGTATTGACGGGAAATACAGAAGAATATAAGCAATATAGGAAGCTCGAAGAAATATCCCTTGGAGATACGGTACATTGCAGAAACGTTAGACTTGGAATTGTTACGGATGCCAGAGTCATTGAATTGAAATACAACAGTATTTTAAAACGAGTGGAGTCTGTAGTGATCGGAGACTATAGCTATAACTATTTTAATAATGTTTCTTCCACAGTGAACCGAGTACAGAGTGCAATTCGTTCAGATGGAACTGTTATTGCTGAGCAGGTTTACGGTGCAATCAATACGCTGAATGCATTTCTGCATGCGCAATCAACAGCAGCCAAGAGAACAGATTCCGTTGCATATTTGATCGAGGACCTGGATCAGAATTCGGAACTTTACGGCGCAATGGAAGCCGGAACACAGGGACTGAGGTTGGCAAAGGAAAGAAAAGACGGGGAATGGATTTGGAGGACAGCCGTTACTGCAGCAGGAATTATTGCAGATTTGATTGTAACAGGAAAAATACAAGATAGATTGGGCAAATCTTATTGGGATCTCGATAATGGAAAGATGTTATTATCAGGAATTTTCCAACAGATAACGGATAATGGAAAGAAGTCTGTGGATATTAAAAATAATAGAATTAATATTTATAGTTGGCAGAAAGAAGGGGATTATGTTGGTAGTATAGGCTCATTAGCAATAGGGGATGATTTGAACGCAAAGCAAAGAATTGGAGTTTATTGCGACACGGAAGATATGCTTGTTTTTGGATATTCTAGTAAAAAAACAGTAGAAGGAGATGCTGCTACCGTTCATGAATTGATGAAACTATCGAAAGATGGAGGAATTGAGTGTACAGAGATCCCGCAAATAAATGGGACAAAGACAGGAAGATTGGTTTTCTCAAATGGAACTTACGTGAATGTCAAAAATGGATATATTGTCGGTGGGAAAACAGAAGAAGGAAGTTTTTAAATGGGATGGACAATAGGAAACTTTTATCTGACAGAGTCTCAGATGAGAGGAAATGCAATCGAAGTATATAACTATTTTACTGAAAAGGGATGGACATTGAATGCCATTGCAGGAATTCTTGGAAACATGGAAAAGGAGTCCAACATCAATCCAGGACTATGGCAGAGCCTAAAGGAAGGAAACTACAGTGGAGGTTTCGGGCTGGTTCAGTGGACGCCGGCCACAAACTATACAAATTGGGCAGCAGCCAACGGTTATTCTATTACAGATCCGAAAGGGCAGCTCTATTGGATTGATATGGAAACAGTCGAGGCCGGACAGTGGATAGAGATCAGCGATTACAATATTACCTTTTGGGGATTCAAGACAAGTAATGCAGCACCAGATTGGTTAGCTAGTGCGTTTTTAAAGAATTTTGAACGAGCTGGTGTGGAAGTGGAAGCAGAACGAAGGGCTGCGGCAACCAAGTGGTACAATTTTTTAAAGAAAAGCATAGAAGGAAGCCAGGTCATAGAAAAGGCAGTCCAGTGGGCAATCAATATTGCAAACGATGACAGTCATGGCTACGATCAGACACACAGGGACGGACCGGATTACGATTGTTCGTCCCTTATTTGTTGGGCATATTCCAATGCAGGACTCAATACGAGACCAGGATACACACCAGCAACCGGATCCATGTATGATGTTTTTATTGATGCAGGATTTGAAGATGTGACCTCGCAGATCGATCTGCCAACAGGAGCGGGACTGGTTCGTGGGGATGTACTTCTCAAACCAGGGAGCCATACAGAGATGTCAATCGGCAACAGTCAACTTGTGGGAGCATCACAGAATGAACACGGAGGAGTCACAGGTGGTCAGACAGGAGACCAGACGGGAAAAGAAATCCATGTGCACGGATATTACAACTATCCTTGGAAGTATGTATTGAGGTATCCGGGGGGCGGAGTTGCACCGGTGCAAGGACTTTATATTGTTAAGTGGATACCGGGATAGAATAAGGCAAGAAAGGAAAGAAATAAATGAATACGATCAAAAGAGATGTCTACGTGCTTAGAAATACAATCAAGATTCCGATCGAAGTTACAAAGGGAACGGATGCTATTTCCTTCGAGTTTACGGTCCGGGATTATAACCTTCCAGCTACAGCTGCAGCGGTAGCTTACGCGTATCGAATGGGAATGAAAAAACCAAATTCAACACTGTGTGATGTGTCAGGAAATGTCATCAGTTTCCAGCCGAGTGCGAACTTCTTTGAAGTTGGGAATAATGAACTACAGATCCGCGTGATTAATGAGGACAAGTCTTTGATTTCCTTTAAAGAAAAAGTGAAATGCTCTGATTCAATGGGATTTCCTGAAGAGGAAGAGGAAGTGGATCAGTCGCTGATTGAACAGATAATTGCACAGAGTGGAAAAGAGTCAGGAGAAAGAAAAGCTGCGGACGCACTGGAAAGGTCGGAGCGCATTGAAGCCGATGCAAAAGAGAAATCCGAGCGTCTGAAAGAAGTCGCAACTGAACGTGCAAGAATCGACCAGCTTACCAAAATGGGAGAGGGTAGCACGACTGGTGATGCAGAACTTGCGGACATTAGAGTAGGAAATGAAGGTGCTACATATTCCAACGCAGGAAATGCAGTAAGATCTCAGACAAAAGATGTGCCGGCCATGATGGACAATTTACAGAGCCCATATGTTGATATTTCGCTGCTCGAACAGGGAAGTCTTAACAATACAGGAACAGAAATCACTTCAAGCAAAGTTCTCAGATCTGTTGAATTCCACTGGAACAAGAACGGAAAAATAACTGCTCCGTCAGGGTACAAGATCGCGATAGCTAATTACGCTATGCAATCCGATGAAAGCGGACAAATGTTGCAGGTATATCAGTCAGCTACAGATTACGGTGACAGCCAGACAAGCTCGAAAGCGGATGGAGACACGGAGTTCAGGCGGTTATTGATCAAAAGGTCAGATGGAGCAGACATCGATGCAGAAGATCTCAGAGGCAAGATCACAACCAATGTCCCGGGACTCAGGGCAATGGATGTGATTGAGAATATGGGTAAGCATATTATTGGTGCACCGTATACTTGCTATCCAATGTCTGAACTGGTATGCATGTTCAGCACGCCTGAATTTAACAAAAAATATCCGTTTGGTACATTCGTGGCGAAAACTGAATATGATGCAGGAACCATTACGACGGATGGCACTTCAATTACGCTTAGATACCAGCTTACCAATAATATTACAGTAGACGAAACGAATGGCCTGTGTGCTATCATTGAAAATAATGCTGGTGTCAGTTATGAAATCGGAATTACAGATGATAACGGAGGTAGATTTGGTAGTACTTTGTATTCTGGAACTCTTGAAAAAGGTTCTAATATTATTCCGCTTGCAGGAAATACATATGCTTGTACGTATCTGTATATGTTGATTAATGGACACAGCAGTATTAGTGCAGCGGAATTGAACGGTATTAAGTTTAGTTTGGCAAAAGTCCCTAATGTTTCACCTATGACGCCAATTAAGCAAGAACAGCTTGTAGCATTCATTGGTGATAGCCTGACCGCACAAGGATACTACACTAAGATGAAATCACATGATTTTAAGTATAACGTGTATGCTATTGGTGGGCAAGGTATTAATGGTATCCTTAGCAGAACTAATACTATTGATTTACAAATTACCAGTCCAACGATAATCACTAATGATGCAGAGCTTATATTTGCAAATGGTGCACCTATTAATAATCAAGGTGATGGAAACATTGGTGCACTTATGCTGAATGGGAACACATTCAACATTGAGTACACAGCTGACAACAAAGTGATTGCAAAAAATGTAAAATTCCCGATTACGAACAGTGGTGAAACAATTAAAACAAGTATCTGTGATACTGATTTCGCATTGTATGTGTATTGGTGTGGAACAAACAATATGCAAGGTGGGAATGTGGATTTCTTTATTCAGTCATTTGAACAAATCATTGCCACACATCCTAATTCACTTATCCTTGGCATCACTTGGGATACCAGCAATATGGGATTGGAACTTGTAAAGGCTATCGACGAAGCCGCCACTAAGAAGTTCGGAAACAGATTTCTCCCCTTGCACGACAATATTGTGAAATACGGCTTGTCGTACAATGGATTAACTCCTACTTCTGAAGACACTGAAGCTATCAACAATAACTTGATTCCACCTGCGCTTAGAGCAGACCAAGTGCATTTCAATGCTTACGGACAGACATATATTGCACATCTGGTGCAGGAACGCATGAGAACGCTTGGCGTTAAGTGAGGAAATTACACTACATATACGAGACTTTGATTACTGATATTTATTCTTGGAATCCAGCTCTTTCTGTTGTATAATTAAGATAGATTAAGATAAAAGGAGGAAAAATGATGGATTTTCCTACAATATTATCAATAATACTCGGAATATTATCTATAATACTCGGAATATTATCTATAATATTAGCTGTATATTCTATTAAAGAAAGTAAAAAGTCAGAGCAACGAGCGACAGAGGCTTATGATAGAGCAAAAGATTTTTATGAACAAGCAGGCATTTTTAATAAAGAAACAAGAAAAGCCCTTGATGATATAAAAATCATATCAGTACAGCAAGTGAAAATAATGGATTATATTCAGAAGGGCGTATACACTATGAAAAATGATTCTTCAAAACTGTTGAACCTGAGTAAGGATAGGATAGAATTACAAAAGTTAAGCCTGTTTAACAAAGATGATATAAAAGATATCATGGAAACACTAAGTCATTTAGATATCAAAAATTACCTTTTAAAAGAAATTGAAGACTTCCTGAAGAGCGAAGAAAGTACTTGCAAATGTGATTTTAGAAGCGCAGCAAAAGGAGACAAAGAGATTAGTATTATGGAAGTGTATGATATTTTATTAAAGTACAATCTTTATGTACATATTGCACCAGAATAGGAGAGGAAATCTCCTATTTTTTATGTGTAAATTGAGGTGGAAAATTATATGGAAATCAGAGCAAGACCGAAAGGTCTTATTTTTGTACCTAAATTTAAGAAGAGAAAGGAAAATCAATATGATGGAGAAAATTATTACATTATTAGCAAGTAACTCATTCGTGAAGATTCTGCTGATTGCAGTGGCTTTGGATACGATTCTTGGAGTGCTGCGGGCAATTAAGGAACATAAGTTTAACAGCTGCGTAGGGATTGACGGAGCAATTAGGAAGGCAGGGATGCTCCTGTCAGTGTGCTTCCTTATGGCAACGGACGTGATCATGCATATTAATGTATTAAGCATGATTCCAGAGGAGTATGTGCAGCTTCTTGGTATTGATAAGATGGGAATCTGCGAATTTTTCAGTTTGTTATTTATTTTATATGAATTGGTCAGCATTTTGAAGAATATGACATTGTGCGGTCTTCCGGTTCCGACAAAGATTAAGAGATGGATCCAGAAGTTCTTGGATGACATGACTGAGGAACTTCCGGAAGAAGCAGCACAGAAATTTCATGACTCAGAGGGTGAATTATAATTGCGCCGGCGCAAAAGAAAGGAGAATATCATGACAGAACAGACGGTAAAAGAAATTATTAAGAGTTTTGCCTATGGACTTTCAGCAAAGGAAATCTCGGACAATGAGGGCACATCACTGGAAACTATGGAAAAGTTTGCAGAGGAACATGCAGCGGAAATTGAGCAGAAGAAAGCAGAGCTGAAAGAAGGTGGCTGGTATGAGTAAGTTAATCATTGATGTAAGCTATCATAACGGAGTAATCAACTGGGAAAAAGTAAAAGCATCCGGTTGTGCCGGAGCTATCCTTAGATGCGGATATGGAGATAACATCGCATCACAGGACGATAAGCAGTGGATTCGTAACCTTGCTGAGTGCGAAAGGCTTGGTATTCCAGTTGGAGTCTATCTGTACAGCTATGCGACTTGCGACAGACAGGCACAGAGCGAACTTGATCACATCTTGAGATTGATTAAAGGACATACATTCCAGTTACCGATTTTCCTTGATGCGGAAGAACCTGGCACACAGCACTATGCTCCTAGATGTTGCGAGGTTGTCTGCGAAGGACTCAAGGCTAATGGTTATGTTCCGGGAATCTACGCTTCACTGAGTTGGTTCAACAATTACTTAGGAAGTGTACGTGGCAAATACATCGAATGGATGGCAAGATACAAGAATCTTCCGGAAGATACATACAAGGGACAGTACGCAATTTGGCAGTATGCTTCTGATGGACAGGTAGATGGAGTCGGTGGAAGAGTAGATGTCAACCATTGCTACATGGAGTTCGGTGGAAGTACTACACCAGTAACACCGTCAGCACCATCTAAGCCGGTAGAAAAGAAAGACTTAGGACAGGTCGATATTACATATCAGGCTTTCACAGACAGATGGTGGCCACCAGTGGTGAATAAAATCGACTGGGCTGGAAAAGGTGATAATGTTTCGATTAAGTGGCTTGCAATCAAAGTCAGCAAAGGAAGCATCCGCTGTAGAGTATACACAAGAAAGAATGGTTGGCTTTCGTATCTTACATTCGGCAATAGCTATGATCTGAATGATAAAAGGAACGGAATCCTCGGAGATGGTTCAGAGATTCTTGCTATTGAGCTGTACTACATCACACCGGATGGATATAAGTACAAGATGGTTCATTACAGAGTTTCTGTACAGAACAATCCTAACTTCTACGCAGATCAGGTCGATACACTGAACGCTAGTGGCATGGACGGATTCGCAGGGGATAAGAAGAGATTCGTGGACAAGTTCCAAGCTTGGATTGAGTAAAAATATGCCCCGGAGCATTTGACTCTGGGGCGTAAATATTGTATCATGTGAGGGGCAAAAAAGGGGCAGAATATTGTACTTTGATATACGGTTTCAGAGTTGAAAACGTCTTAAAATACGTTATTTCACATTAGTTTGTACCTATTTATATGCATTGAGTAGCCGGCCAGCGGCATCGAACTTAATCTCTGAATATCTTACAGATTCAATGTTTGCAAGATGTCCAGAGATTTTTCATTTTGTAAGTTC